TAAAATGATTGGAGCTTTTAAAGATGACGAAAAAGCCCGAAACGAGTTTTTAAATTTAATAAAATAGCAGCGAAATATCAGCGATGCCAAAACCAGAAAATATAATTCCGCATAAATACAAAAAAGGACAGAGCGGAAATCCTAAAGGCAGGCCGAAAGGAACACTAAAAGACATTAAAGTCGTGCTTCAAGACTTGCTCGGACAAGAAAAGAACGGAGCGCAGCTTATCGACGGACTAATGACTGTAGTGGTCAATAAGGCCCTTAAAGGCGATTTAAAAGCTGTAGAGATGCTTTTAGGCTATACATACGGCAAAGCAACGCAACGGACTGAGATAACGGGCGCAGAGGGCGAACCAATAGAAATAAAGCACGATTTAAGCAAACTGAATATTGATGAACTTAAGCAGCTCAAAGAAATCACTTCCAAACTCGAAAGAGGTCAGTAAATATTTGGCTCGCTTGGACTTTCGAGAGTTCGTCCAATACACAAAGCCAGATTATCAATTCAACTGGCACCATGATTTACTTATTGATTATTTGCAGGACTTCGCTGAGGGCAAAATTAAAAAGCTGATGGTATTCATGCCTCCGCAGCACGGAAAATCCGAGCTCACGTCGAGGCGATTGCCTGCATACTTATTAGGCATTAAGCCAAAGTTAAAACTAATTGGATGTTCTTATTCCGCTTCACTTGCTGCGAGCTTTAATAGAGACGTACAAAGGATAATTGACAGCGAGGAATACCACGACATTTTTCCAGATACATATCTTAACAGCTCAAATGTACGAACAGCCTCTCAAGGGTCATATCTTCGTAATGCAGATATGTTTGAAACGGTTGGACATAGGGGTTTTTATAAGTCGGTCGGGGTTGGTGGCTCGCTTACTGGTACGCCAGCCGATATTGGCATAATAGACGATCCAATAAAGGACGCTATCGAAGCGGAAAGCCAGACATATCGAGCAAGGGTTTGGGACTGGTTTACTCAGGTTTTTTTAACTCGATTACACAATGACAGTCAGGTTATAATCACACAAACAAGGTGGAACTTAGACGACTTAAGCGGAAGGATTTTAAACAAAATGAATAACGATAACAGCTGGACGGTACTATCTTTGCCTGCGATATGTGAGGGTTCAGTCAATGCCAACGATCCGCGCGGAATAGGTGGGGCACTATGGGAGCAAAAGCACTCACTTAAGCGATTAAACGAGATTAAGGCGGCAAACCCGAGAGCCTTCCATGCTTTGTATCAGCAAGACCCTAAACCCTTCGAGGGCGGACTTGTTTACCCTAGCTTTAAAACAATCACACAAACGGAATTTGACGCTATTAAGGGGCTCGATGGCTACGGTCTGGACTTTGGATATAACGAACCAACAGCAATGGTGCACGTAAAGATTGACAAAGCAAACAAAAGGCTATACATAAACGAGAAACTTTACAAAACGGGACTCACCTCTGGGCAATTAGCTCAGGAGATGCACGCTCTTAAAATATCGAGGGGGTCGGTTGTTATTGCAGACAGCGCAAGGCCCGAAATAATACAGGATCTTAGGCAGTTTTTTAATGTAAAACCTACTGCAAAGGGCTCAAATTCCGTCTATTATGGAATATTAAAAGTGCTCGAATATGATATTTATATTGTAAATTCAGCAAAAAATCTTATCTTTGAGATTGGGCAGTACAGATTCAAAGAAGATAAGGACGGAAACCCGACAAACGAACCTTTGGACGTTAACGACCACGCTCTCGACGCTTTGCGCTATGCTGTCAGGTACTTATCAGAAAACCAAACAGGAAATATTTTGGCGTATGGATAGGAAATATATTATTTTATTTGTTGCCTCTTTTGTTATCGAGATAGCTTCAACTTTTTATATTGGGGCCGTATCTGAGAAAGATGTTTGGTCGATGGTGTTCTGGTCTTTCGTTGGTCCGTTTCTCGGCCTGCCATTTTTGGCCTATCAGATAGAAGCGAAAAGCAATAACCAGAGAATAAAGCTGGCGTTGTGCTACGGACTCGGATACGCTGCAGGGGCCGCATTCGTTATTCAATTTATATCGTAAATAATACATACATGAACAAAGTAATTTTAATTGGTCGGCTCGGCTCAGACTCAGATGTCAAAGAGGGAAAGGGATCCACTTACACCTTGCTAAACCTTGCAACATCTGGAGGATATTACGACGTTAACAAAAAGTGGATAGAGGTTACTCAATGGCATTATGTTATTGCCAACTGGTCAGTCGATGCGAAAAAGGGCGATCTCGTGATGGTCGAGGGCGAGCTGGCTTATTATACTGGTACCGATGGCGTTAAAAAGACGCAGGTGCGCGCAAAATATGTAAAGGCTTATAAAACTATAGCAGGGCAACAAAAAACGCAAGAGGCGCCAACATATGAAGCGGTAGACGTTTCTGGCGACGATTTGCCATTCTAATATTTTTAAACAATCAAAATCAATTTTATGACAGAGCAGGAAAAAGAAATCGGTGCAAAGTGGCTGGCGATATTGAACGCATACAGCTCAGACTTTGGCACTAAATCGCTATTTAATCAAACGGCCGCTTACTTAAAAACAAAGCATAACGGCGCAAAAAAAGAATCTAAGTTCCAACTCGGGGCCAGAGGTTCGATCTTAACGGAAAGGGTAGAGCCAAAACCAAAGCCAATATCGTTATTGGAGGCCGCAAAGATTAGAGAGGCGGCAAAGCAAAAGCAGGAATTTGAAGAGGAGGAGCAGGATGGCAATATTTTAGCATTGGACGAGACTGGATCGGATGACGAAATAAAGCAATTTAAGCAGAAAAAAACGAAGAAAAATGTATAATTACTCGACCAGCACTGGCGAAAAATTTACTTTCCCCGACTCTCTCGACGATATTACCCTGCAGACGTACATCGACTATGTACAGCTAACGGAGCCGACAAAACCTAAAGAGCTGGCGGAGATTGAGCGGCTTTCGCAGGAGATGAACGACGCGGAAGGCGAGCAGGAAATAGCGAAGGCACAGGACGAATTCGACGCAGCAACCGCAGCGATAACCGACAAAATAATGTATAAAAAGATTTACCCTTTTTATGCGCGAGTAGTGGCTCACTTTGCCGATGGCCTGACTGAGGAAGTTATACTCGGCGGAAAAAAGCAGGGCGATGGAATGAATCTCGGTAACTTGACGTACTTATATCACAATATTGTAAAGATGCTAAACAATCCGCCCGAGCCAGTGTACTCTCCTGCGATTGTCGATAAGGATGGCGAGACGTGGTACCTACCACAGCGGTATATGGAAAAAGCAAAGCTAATCGAGTTCGCTGAGGCTTCGCAGTTTGAGGAAAATATGCAGAATCTAAAGGAGGGCAATTGGTTGGCTCTTCCTAAAATTATGTGCGTATTGGTCCGTAAAGGGGGCGAGCTATATTCCGACAAATTGCTAAAGCGAGAGCAGATGTTTCTCGGCTGGAGTCTACAAAAATGCCTGCAGGTTGCTTTTTTTTTGCTGAAACGAAGCGAAACATCTTTACTAAATTTAAAAGTCTATACGGCGGCGCAGGATTTGACGAGGTTAAAGCAGGAGTCCAACAATTAACAGCCGCTTTCGGTTGGTACCTAACGTTAAAGACTATAGCGGAGAGCGGAATATTTAATCGGCCAGATATGACGCCTCTACAATCGGCCGAATCGGCGGATCTTTATGAGGCATTTACGTATTTGTCGGCCTGCAAAGCAGAGTCTGAGTATCAAAAAAGATTGCAAAACGTTAAAAAATAAAGCTATGATAGTCTATTTAAATGTTACCAATACTCCCTATATATCGATAGCGAGGCATTACGGAGGCGCAAAAATAAACGGATTTGAATATGTTTACTATGAATTAAAAGACGCGCTGATCCGCAAAGATTGGACTAAAAAGATGAGGGGCAAAAGCTGGAAGGAATTTTTAGAGCTGGTAAGGAATGAGCAATAAAAAAACCGATCCATTGCTGAATCGGTTAGGTAAGATAACCACAAATTACCACAAAAGAAAGAAGCAAAATAACCTTGCACTTTATTAGGACTTCACTTCTAACATTATGCAAGGCGTCTATGTTTTGCTTTCACAAATATATAAACAATCGTTTAGAAATGAGAATAAATCCGACTATATTTTTAAAAGCCGTTTCAATAATATTCGCTACATTTGCAGTATTAGGTTTTACAGTTGCTATAATTGCAGGAACTGATATCGTTAGAGCTATCTCTGCGGTGTTGTTATTTGCTACTGGTTACATCGCTGCGATAATACATTTAAAATTATGAACATAGTT